CTGGCTGACGTGTGACTCCATCAAGCGCATGTACCGCGAGGCCAACCCGGCAATCGCCCGTTTCTGGCGCGAGCTGGACGACGGCGTAATGCTGGCGGTGAAGAACCCCGGAAAGGTCTATTGGGCGGGCGCACCGGTACGCGCCAACGGCGACAAGGCCATCAAGATCACCCGCACGTTCACCCGCGACGATGACGGCAAGAAAGCGCCGGGGTGGTGGCTCAAGCTGGAGCTGCCGAGCGGTCGGGTGTTGAGCTATCCCGGCGTCGGTATATCTGTCGAAAAGGTGATCGACGAAGACGACGCAGAGCGCCCAGAGTACCGCGAGCGCGTCCGCTACATGGGCCAGAACCAGACCACACGGCAATGGCAGAAGATATACACCTACGGCGGCAAACTCGCGGAGAACGTCACCCAGGCGCTATGCCGCGACATGTTAGCCTTCGCACTTGTCGGAGTGGAACGGGCGGGCTGGCCTATCGTGCTGCATGTACATGACGAAATCGTTACTGACGTACCGAACGAGCCGCAGTACAGCGCCGCCGAGCTGGAACGGCTCATGTGTGAGCTGCCGTGGTGGGCGGAGGGGTTCCCTCTGGCCGCAGAGGGGCAGGAGCTGATGCGCTACGCTAAGTGATAATATAGTATTGTATTATCTAGGTGATGGCGCTATGATTAGGCCATCACCTAACAAGAGGACAGAACAATGGCTAAAACTCCAGAAGGCGAAGTACAAGCCTACGGCGCCGAGCAGCTCAAGAAACACGGCTGCTTGGTGCGGAAGATTTCATACGAAGGGCGGCGCGGCTGCCCGGACCAGTTGGTGTTGGTGCCCGACCGCCTTAGGTATTGGCCCACCACCATTTTCATTGAATACAAGAAGGCTGAGAACATCGAGCCAGAGCCGCACCAGTTGCGCGAGCATGAACGGATGCGGGCTGTCGGGGCGGACGTCCGGGTCATCGGCAGCAAAGAACAGATAGACGATTTAATAAAGGAGCTTTGCCTGTTATGAAGAACATAGCGAAACTTCGGGCGTGCGCTAGTTGCGAATGGGTTTTCTCGGGAGGGGTTGAATGTCCTAAATGCAAGTTTGGCAGTTACGGAGCTTACCGCATTTACGGAAACCGCGCGTATCGGTACGTAAAAACACAGCAGCCGTGGCTTGATAGAAAGGTCGAGCGCTTCATTTTAGATTTACGCCGCGAGATAGACGCATCATGAAAATCAACAAATCAATGGAAATTGCCGAGTTCGCCTTGGCCCAAGGCCGGTACGTGACCGCCCGCGATATGTGGGATTTGGGTTTCCGTTTCAGTCGTGGCGAGACGACCCCGGACAACATCAGCGCGGTGTTGAATAAAATCCACGAATCCGACCGGATTGTCGCTAAGCGCCAGGTATTCCAAGAGTCTAATCGCCGCCGTTGCCGTGTGCTGGTGACTGAAATCAAGGAACGCGAGGCACCGAATCGGTCGCGCAATGACATGTTGCCGCATCTGGCCGAGCGGTGGCGCTGGTTGTTGAGCCGGAGGGCTGTGGGGTGAAATGCTTCGACGATGAAAGACTGGATTACGACCCCGAGACCGGAAAGTTTACTTGGCTTGTAAGCCCGGCTATTGCCGTTAAAGCCGGCAGCTTGGCGGGAAGTCGGCACAGCAAGGGCTATTGGCACATCCGTGCAAACGGCCGACTTACTTACGCGCACCATCTGGCGTGGAACACCTTACACCCGGAAGACTTACTTAAGCCCGGAGAGGAAATCGACCACATAAACCATATTCGCGATGACAACAGGGCTATTAATCTTGAGAAGAAAAGGCATTTGGCGAACGGGCGCAACAAGTCCCGCGCGGTAAACAATACATCCGGTGCTACCGGGGTCTACTGGCATAAAGGGTGTAACAAGTGGCGGGCCGCTATCAGAGTAAATGACGTACTGCGTCACCTAGGGAACTACGCAACATTCGATGAGGCGCTGACTGCAAGAAAAAACGCTGAAATTGAATACGGTTTCCATGAAAACCATGGAGCTACTAATGGGTAAATTTATCAGGAGACCTTATCAAAAGCTCATAACTGCGCACATTCTAAAACACCCGCGCTGTAATTGCTTCGCCACAATGGGTAGTGGGAAGACGGGCTCGGTCATGTGGGCCTTGAACAAGATGTTCCAGACCGGCGAGCTGGAGGACTGGGACGCCGAGACAGAGACGGGCGACCGGGTGCTTATCCTCGCCCCGCTGCGGGTAGCCTCCGGCACATGGCCCGCCGAACAGAGCAAGTGGCAATTCCCCGCCCTGCGCGTCGTCGATGCAACCGGCAGCCGCCAATACCGCGAGGACGTCATGCTCAACGACGACGCTAACGTCGTGTGCTGCAATTACGACGTGATCGACTGGCTTGTCGAGTTCTGGGGTGACCGGTGGCCGTTCACTGTCATCGTTGCCGACGAGTCCACCAAGCTGAAATCGTTCAGAGGCAAGCTCAACAAGGAAGGCAAAGCTGGCGGCTCCGGCGGCAGCAAGCGGGCCAAAGCCCTTGGCACCGTGGCGCACAAAAACGTGAAGCGGTTCATTAACCTCACCGGCACTCCGGCCCCGAACGGGTTGAAGGACTTGTGGGGCCAGTGCTGGTTCTTGGACGCAGGCCAGCGCCTGGGGCTGTCGTACCAGTCGTTTACAGACCGTTGGTTTGTCGGTGTGCAGGAAGGCTCTCACCACGCCGCACGGTCGTACAAGCCGCGCTCAGGGGCGGATACCGAGATCCACGCCAAGATTGCCGATATCTCGCTGACCGTGGACGCCGCCGAGTATTTCGGATGTGACAAACCGGTCGTCGTGCCCGTGGTCGTGCCGCTCCCGGCCAAGGCCCGCAAGGTTTACGACCAGATGGAGAAGGAGCTGTTTGCCGAGCTGGAGGCGGGGGAGGTTGAGGCGGCCAATGCGGCTGCCAAGACTGCGAAGTGTCTCCAGATTGCCGGTGGTGCGGTATACATCACCGACGAGGACGGCGAGCCTAGCACCGAGTGGCAACTGGTGCATAACGCCAAGCTGGACGCGCTGGAGTCGATTGTCGATGAGCTGTCAGGCGCTCCGCTGCTCGTGGCGTACCAGTACAAGCACGACCTAGCCCGCATCCTCAAGAAGTTTCCGAGCGCCGTGGCGCTGGCAAAGGGCGCGAAGGGTAACAGGCAAATTGAGGCGTGGAACCGTGGCGAAATCGAGATGCTGCTGGTGCACCCTGCGTCTGCCGGTCATGGTCTTAACTTGCAGGACGGCGGCCATCATCTAGCGTTCTTCTCACTGACTTGGAATTACGAGCACTACGCCCAGATAATCGAGCGGATAGGCCCAATCCGGCAGCACCAGGCAGGCCACCCGCGCCCAGTGTTCGTGTACCAGATACAGGCCGAGGGGACGCTCGACCAAGTGGTGCGGGCCCGCGTCGAGGGAAAGGCCGACGTCCAGGACTTGCTGATGGAGTACTGCAAAATGAAAAAGCCCCGGTGAAGGGGCTTCCCAGAGCTATCAACTAGCAGTTTTTTTTATTAGTCATTGGTATGCACACCACAATAATTCCACATTTTCTTGGGCCATAGTTATAGTTGTTGTTGGGTTGTCATCAAGACACCACTTCACTTCACTTATCTAAAAGAAAACCCCTCGCATGAGGGGTTTTAACTTCATCATTGCCCGTACCAGGCGCCAGCAAAACCAATATCAACTGTTGCCGCCGCCGCATCAGCGGATTGTATCAGGACCGCGATGGTGTCGTAGTTATCTGTTTCTGGTAGCGTGATGAACCGATATGTATCAACCCATCCAGCGCCTGTTGTTACAGTGTCATTCAGAATGGTCGCCACGAATGTCTGAGCTCCACCAGAGTCCGTTTTGTATGTCTGCACAGCGATGGAAAATGCTGTTGATGTTCCACGATGAGTCACTTTAACGAGCAGCCTCTTGGCAACTGGGGGTGCCGGGAATCGCCAGCTAACTTGTCCATTAGTCGCGCCACTAGCATCGATTATTTGCCAGTAATACCCGTTGGGGGTTTCAGACCCAACATTAGCAACGGCGGCCAAGCCTGCCGGGATGTTGAATTTATTGAAGACGTTATCAAACTGGAGTTTATTGAACTCGTCCTCGATTGGCACATTTGACAAAAGACAAGCGAAGTTCTTGTTACCAAATGTTGTGACGCGCTCATTGTAAGGTTTCTGATATTGGTATGAACTCACCGAAACAAGATACTTCGCGTTCACATCCCCATATCCCGCGCAGTTGTTTATTTGCACACCCTGGGAGTTTCCAGAGCTTGCGCCTGTGCTAATAACTATGTGGGCATTATTGGTGCCGCCAGCAGTTGAGTTCCGCCGCAGAGTTACGCCGCTAATTTCGCATATGTACGGCCCAATCATAACAATACCGGCTTGAGGGTGGTCATAAACCTGCCCGCCTGAAATCTTAAGCGCGGTGTTCTTGACGTTTGTCGACTGGTTTACGTCAACATAAGCGCCCAGTGTGGCGTCATACATCTTACCAACTGTGTTGGCTGGCGGCGAAATGTCGGAACCAAAAATGCCAGAGATGCCATTATTGTGGCACTCGTTGTTGTTGATGGCGACGCGCCAGCACCCATCATACTCAATGCCATATCGGAAATTGTAACGACAGATATTGTCGTGGATTTTTATGTCGGTGCTTAGCGCAATGGTAATGCCAACATCCCCCCACGCCCTCTCGGACACGTTATCGTGGATGTACATGTCCTCGCAGTAATACTGAGTGCGAATAGAGGACAGCCCACCGCGAACATGGTTGTCGTGGATGTGCACTTTATGGCTGCGCTCAATGCGGATGCAGTCATAGAACTTCTCGGCAGCAACATCGCCAAGGCCGTTAAACACATTGCAATGCGCGATCCTGATAGGCCCCGCATATTTATCGACGTTGTAGTAATCGACCAGCGTATTGCCGGTATAAATACATGTCGACGGGAAGCGCTGTACATCCACCCGCTCCATATCCAATGCGCCGAGTATGCATCGGATACCCATCGTAAACTGTGGGTTAACAGTACCACCGGCCGCATTCATTCCACTACCATGGACCGCCATATCGCGGATGGTGAGCTTGTGGGCTTCATTAATAACGCGAATAAAATCCTGATTAACGTTGCCAATCTGACGCAACATGGTGGAGCCAAGCATGCCATCACCAAACATGCCGAAAGAACCAGATAGCACATGCCCACCACTTGACCAGTATGTCCCGCCCCCATAGGGGAAGTGCATTACTTTAATTAAGGTCATTGCCCTGTCGATAGCGGCCTTGTTATCCACCACGACCCCGGCATCTGGAGTCTCGATAATGCCAAACGCATGAGCAGACATCACCGATTTGATTTGTAGTACCGCCGTTCTACCGGCACCGGCTCCGATGATGTCTATGCCATTGGCGGTCCCCCCGGATTGCACCACGAACTCGGCACCTGCCCGGTCGGTAACCGTAACTCGACGCCCGACTGCGAAACGCCCCTGAGCAAGACTGGCAACCGTCGCATACACGTCTGTTTCATGCGTCAATGAGCGATCAATAAACCCGCCGCTCGCGGGATTCGTACCAGCCGCAACAGGGCCCGCCGGGCCGGAGAACGCCTTGCCAGTGCGCTCTTGCAGCAGCACGTCGTTTGCGTTTACAAGAGTGCCCCCCGCCTCGAAGCTACCATCGACGAGGTTGTAACCCGCCTCTGCATAGCTGCGGCGCAGAGCCTCGCGGGCTTGCGCACCCGCTAACCGGCTGGGGCGCATGATATAGCCGCTGCCGACCAGCGCCGGGTCGGTGCCCGCTGGTACGGTTTTCGGGAAAGGGCCGCCCCATGCGTAGTAGTCGCCAAGCCCCAGGCTGCCGGAGGTGTCGTTCAGGAACACCTGACTCGCCGACGCCAACACGCCGCCAGTGGATGACGTCCACGGCTGCACATCAAACCCCAAATCGGCCAGAATACTCGGCAGCGTCTGTTGTGTCTGGCCTGTGACCGGATTGGTAGCCGTGCCAATGGTAGCGCCGCCCGCGACGCCGCCCGCCTTGCCGGTGATAACCTCGGCCTCGAAAATCTGATGCTTCTTCGCCGTCTGCAAATCTTCCAGTGACAGCACGTCGCCGCAAGCCATAAAACCCCCTATGAGAAACCGTTACTAAATCCAGAATTGAAGGCGCGACCGAAAGGAGCAACGCCGTCGTAAGCGTAATAGTCGTCTGTGTAATTGTACCCTGTAATCCGCACCGTGCGGTCAGAACCCGGCTCAACTGTCGAAACGACCATCATCTGTGCATTATGCCTGTCCTCGCTGCCGAATGAAAATTCGGTTTTCAGGGCCTCGTTACCGGTGTATATGGCCTCTTGCGGGGCGGACGTCATTATCACCGTGCGGCTGTTCGCGCCCGGCGTTACGTCGACGCTCTGCACTGACCCGTCGCGGCGCTTGAGGATGAGAGAGTGCTCTTGGCCGGGGGCGAACTCGACATTTTGCGACAGCACCACTGTGAGCCCATCAACGGCAACAATGTAGCCATCGAACGGAGATACGCGAGACCCCTTCACAACGCTGATGGCGCGGCCTGGGCGGGCGGATATGCCTTCTTCCAAGGCCGCGAACTCAACGGACACCCGGTTTAGCAGGTTCCGCTGATAACGGCGGTACGCGGCCCAGTACGCCTGTTTGTAGTTGCGGACATGTCTCGGTTTTCAGGCCGCCATCGGCGGGGATGGTGATCGTTTCCTTCGTGTTGGTGGCCGGGTCGATGTAGCTGAATTTCAGCGAGTCATACCGGTCGCGGGTGTTGAAGTTGCGTGTCCACTTTTCCCCCGGCGCTTTGCTGCGATGGGTGAACACCATCTCCGGCCCAATGCGAGGGCGGTCGAAGTCCAGCAAGATGGACGAGCCTTCTCGGTACGAACGGCAGAAGATAGCCTCCGCCACGGTGTTGATAATGTCCTGCATCGTCACGTCGAAAGAGTCGAACGTGTAGCAGAATTGCCCGGCCTGTGCGCTGCCGAAATAGGCTTCGATTTCAGCCTGCACAGCCAAGAGCCTGTCCATGTTGTTAGCGGTCAGGTTGAGGCCGCCACACACGGGATCGCGCAGCAGCCGGATGAGCGATTGCACCGCTTGAGTGTTATTCGTCAGTACGGTGTCGAATACGCCGTTCCCGAGGTACTTGTAAATCCGCTCTGTGACGATGAGCGCCAGCTTCGGGGCCTTGATGGATGTCGCCCTTGGGGTCTGCCGCCGCGCCGTGTGAACGGTCGTCCTGTTGCCGTAGTTCGGCGTCGTGTCCGGGATTTGCGCGTATAGGTTGTCAAACGATACGTCGTCAACAACCTGCCCCTCGAAATTGACATCTTTGTCTGTGACACGGCGGGCGCGGGCACGGAACGTGGAAGGAGTCGGCAGCTCGCCAACAATCGAAACGCCGGTCTGGTCACTAGAGCGGCCTGACACGGTGCCGTCCGCAGAATAGACAGGCCCGATAGGCGAGCCGTTCACGTCAAGCGCCTGGTACTCCAGCCGGAGGGTGACAGACGCGCTGCTCTTCTTGTTGCCGTCATCCTTGTACATCCCGCTTTGTGCGCCGAAGTTCGCCAGCACCCTGGTCGCCTTTATCTTGTCCATGGTGAACCAGTTCGACCACGACACCGCCACTTTGTTATAGGGCCCTGTGGTAGATATATCCCCCGGCAGCAGCGGCACGGAGGCCGTGATGCCTAGCCACGGGTTGGTTGTACCGTCCACGGCGAACGAGACCTCGACGGCGCTGATAGACGTGACGGTGTAGATGCCACTCAGCACATACGATGAGGTCTTGATGTCAATCAGCTCGATGGCATCGCCGACTTTCATGTAGTCGTTGAAACGGGAATCCCCGGTCGGGTCAACAATGGTCGCCACGTTACCGACGCGGGAGACGGTCGCTACGTCGCCGATGTTGGCGGTCAGGTCGTTGGCCGCTTTCAGCTCTGCGCCGTCCACCTCATTGGAGGTAGCCGTAATGTATAACCCCTCGGTGATAGGGTTGCCGACCATTGTCTGCGGCGAGCCGCTATTCGGGGACGTAAAAGGCCCGTACACGGCAGCAGACGAACCCGTGATCTCACTAAGGCGGGTATCCCCGTCTGTGATGCCTGATGCGGGGGTGTCGAGTGGCCCGCGCCCGACGTCGTAATACCCGAACTCTATGACGTTGCCGTTTGCGTCGTATTTACGATAAACGGTCATCAAATCGTTTGGGATGCACTGCACAGTGCCACAGATGTCATATGTCCGCTGGTATGGCCGCGATTTGTTGGTGCGGTCTGTCAGGCTATTGTTCGGGCTCGCGCCCTGCTGGTTAGGCGCGGCAGCGGCCTGCGTGGACGGCGTGAACAGCTTGAGGATGGGGTTTAATATCTTGCCGACTAGGCTGAAAACGCCTTTCACCACGCCACCGCCAGGGGACTCGATGATGTAGAACGTCGCGTCTTCTTGCAGCGCGTCGAAGTCCTCGGTCACGTCCGTATCGTCGCCGATTTCGTCAACGTAGATTTTGAACGGTGTACCGTCCGGGATGTGGGCTACAACGAAAGCCATGGGGGTCATTTCGTGCGCTGCACGGTCGAAGCTGCCTCTATCGTTGCGGGTGAGGTGAACGGTTATCGCCAAAACTGGATCTCCTGAAAGCGGGCGCTGATGTCGGCCAATGCCTCAAGTTTAACCTGACGTGCCGCCAGTTCACAGTGGCTCACGTAGCCGCCGTAGTAGACGCCAGAGTGCCACAAGATGCGGCTGCCGTGTCTCTCGCCCATCAGCACGGCGTCGAAGTCCTGGGGAATATAGACGCGCACCAGTCCGCGACTATCACGGAACCCCTCGGCAAACATCGCATCTGCACCAGAGGGGGCCGCCACGTCGAACGCCGGGGTGTCAATGCCTGCGTCGGCCCGCACTGCGCGGACGTGGCCCCAGCAGTTGTAACGGCGGAAGTCGTAACGCCGCCCAGTGTAGTCGTTGATGTTCATCCGGCGAGAATACCCCGCAGCAAAGGGATTTCCTCTGGCGTCATCAAGATTCCGGTCTGGCGCTCGTTCAGGCGAGGCACGCCCACGCTCGCGGTGAATACCCCCTTGCTCTGCGTCAACGTCTGCAAGTCGTAAGTCACAGGGCCGCGGGCCGGGTAGCTCAGGTCTGTGCTGACGAAACTGCGGAACGTGAAAACGGGCGCGCCTTCGTACCCCAACGGCAGGCGGGCCATTTCATCGTCCAGCAGGTTGCCGACATCCGGCAGCGTAAATGTGGCCTGCTGGTCGGTGTCGTTGTTATTACCCCCTTCGCCAACCTCCATCGGCACTCCTTCAAACGTCACAGTCTCGCCCGTCTCTAGTGTTGCCGTGAGTGGCGAAGTCCCGACAACTAGAAGGTATCGCCGAGAAAAATTGAGGTCAGTGATTTCCACGGTGTCGAAAGTCATCTGCCCGTCAGGATTGGACGCCAGTTTCAGTTTGTACGCCTCGATTACGGATTGCTCGCTCATGCGTCAGGGTTCCAAATCCGGGGGAAAGACGTTTGCGCCGTGGCGTAGGCCGCGAGGAAGCAATTTAACCCATCGCCGTAACACCCGAACAAGTCCGGCAGATTGGCGGTCAGGCACACGTCCTCTTGAATACCGGTGCGCTCCGCCAGCAGCGAGAACGAGATTGTCCAGTTGATGCCGTCACTGGTGTCGATGTTGATAGCGCTGTTTATCTGGCACTGATGGTCTTTCACCCCCAGGCCGCTATCGAGCGCCATCACGAACGAGTCGGCTCCGCCGCTGATTTTGTTCAAGAACAGTTGAAACGTCTGGTTGCCGAGTGCCGACGTGACGAGCGTCACGGTAAACGGCACAGTGTCAAAGTAGGTGTCTCGCCCCTGGCGCGGAAGGCCCCCAGTAACCTCGCTGCGGAATACGTTGCCGCCGCGCTGATACGAGTACCCCTTGCTGACAATCGGCTTGAGTGATGCCGGGAATCGGTAGTTGCTCATCGTTTAATATCCTGCTTGCCCGCGAGTAGCCCGGCGGGATTTGGCGATGGGGGAGTTGCTATCTTGCAAGTCGCCGCTCACGGTTTCCCGGATGATAACACGCAAGGTGGCCTCGTCCATGCGCTCGGTGGTCGCCGAGTCAATGCGCCCTGTGGTCTGGTTCACTATCTGGACAGTGGTCGGCTGACTGCTCGCGCCATTCTCTCCCATGATTTGTTTCATCTGCTGGGCCGTGCGCACACGGGACGCCGATGCGGGCATGATGACCTCGGGCTGGCCGCGCTCGGCGATAGTGGACATTTGCCCCGCGGACAAGTTGCCGCCCTGCTCGCGTGCCGACCGTATTTTAGCGACGTTCGCCAGGCCTGCCGCAACAGCAGCAGCGGCCGCGATAGGCGCCGCTACCCACCCTACAATGGGGATTGCTGCTGCCGATTGGAATGCGGCCACCGCGCCCTGGTAGGTGTTCATGATGGCGTTGGCGATGGCAAACGCCTTGTACGCCTTGTTCCCCTCCCCGAGCGCGGTTTTCAGGTCGTCTGTGGTCTGGCCGAGGATGTTGGCGTACTCATCTCGGCGGCGTTTCTGCGCATTGACGGCGATTTCAACCAGAGCACCCTGGTATTCTTCCTCGTTGATTATGCCCTCTTCACGATAGCGCTTGGCGATGGCGGCTTTCTGCTGCTCCTGGATGTCGATTAGCTCCAGTTCTGAGGCGTTCAGGCTCTGGATTTCGGCGATTACTTGGTCATGCTCGAACTGCCGTTGCTGGGGGTCGCGGAGACGCCGCGCCAGCTCCTCTTGGCGGGCATCCTCGGCGGCCACCATGATTCGGGTTTTGGCGTCCTCAGCCTGCTGCGTCGAGATAGCGCCTTGCGTCTGGAACTCTTGCAGCTTTGCGAGTTTCTGCCGCTCTACCTCGTCGATGGCCGCCAGCTCGTCAGAATTTTGACGGGCCAGTGTGTCGAGGAACGTCTGGGCCTGCTGCTTCTGCTGGGCTGCCAGATTATCGGCGCGGCGGGTTTCTGCGGCAGCGCGTTTGCTCGCGGCGGTCGCCTCGGCTTCGGCTTTCTTATTCTCGGTGTCGATTACGCGCTGAATGTCCTGACGGGCTTCTTCGTCGCGGGCGGCGTTGTATGCGTCTATCTGGTCTTTGGTTACACCTTCACGCTGGGCAAACGCATCTTTGTCCGCCTGCGCCTGCGCCTTGATGCGCTGTTTTTCCGCCATGTTGCCGATTTGCACGTTGCGGATAATCTGGTCAGCTTGCTCTTTGAGGCGCTCCGTATTGGAGTTGGTGGCGACGTTGTTGCGGTTCTGCGCTTCTGTGGCTAAGTCCACCTGCGCGGCAGCCGTAGCGTGAGCCTCGGCTAGTTTTTGGGTCTCAACCGCTTGGTCTAATATCTCCTTTTTGTTCTTATTTGCGGCCTGCGCCAGATTGGTTTGAGCGTCAGCCAGCTTCTGCGCATTCTCCGGGGTGGCGGCCTTGTTGTATGCGTCTTGGGCGTTGAGCACGTCCAAAACCTTTTCTTCGGCGACGCCATATTTGGACGCCAGTTCCCCGACGGCGGCCCCCAGTCGCGCCGCGGATACGCTGAATTCCCCCGCGCCGTTTGCGGAGTCTTTGAGTGCGGAGCCGACATCGACCCCCGCGCTTTTCAGGTCACTCAGCGCGGATAGGGCGATGCGCGACGACTCGCTGTTAGCAAAAAACGCCGCGCTCTGGTCTTTGATCGCCGTGGTGGTCGATTCTAGCTGTTGCTGCGCTTGCAGCCCGAGCAGCTTCACCGCGCTGGCGTAAGCGGCATCGCTACGTTGGGCCATCTCCACAAGGCTGTCCGACAGCTCGAGGACGCCACCCTTACCAATCTGGAACGACCTATCCAGCTCCTTGGCGGCTTTCTCGATTTCCTCAAGGCTCTTTGTTGAGTCGCCAAGCGCCTTGTAGAGCACCCCGCCGATGGCGGCGGATAGTGCAATCACCGCGCCAAGCACAGCCCCGCCAGGGCCAAGTGCGCCTGCCAGCTGTGATGCCTGCTGACCAAACGCCACGAACACAGAGGTGCCGCTTTGTACCTGCACCACGAAATCTTGGATCTGATAGCCAGCCTGCTGAGCACTGGTGCCAAACCCTCGCATCTTCGGAGACGCCTTCTCTGCGTCTGCGCCTACTTTGGTTACTGCGGTGTCAGCCTTGGTCGATGACTGCGTGAGTGCATCGAGCTGCTTGGCTGACTGCTCTGCGCCTTCCGTCTTGACCCTTACGATTAGGGATGCTGCATCAGCCATCGTCTCTTCCTTCAAATATTGCGTCTAGGCCCATTATCAACTCGGACTCCAGCAAGCTAATGGAATCACCAGTCACACCCTTGTAAGCAGCGAGATCTTGCCAGCTAAGCTGCTCTCTCGGGTATAGCACCACTGCGTCTTCCGTTCTGCGCTGTACGAATTTGAGGCTTCGGTACTTTTCCATCACGTGGGCTAGCTGCGCTGGCAACTCTGGCCCATGTTCTGGCGCTTTATCTGCGGCTTGGATGATGCCCATCGAGATTAGCGCAGCCTCATGCCCTGCTGAGATACTGTCGAACTTCTGCTTTTTCTGCTTATCGACGTAACACCAGCGGGCGTATTCATACAGCGCATCTACTTTTCCAGTAGCGCTTTCCGGCTCTCTTGAAAGTGTTTGGCGACATAGGTGGACAGCCCTTTGTATTGCTGCATCAGCTCGGCAACCGCTTCAGGCGAGAACTCGTCATCAAGCGACCAGCCAATAACAATCACGGCAGCGAACTTGTCATTAAGGTCATCCGATCGCCAGTTCATCTCTGAGTTGTATTTAGTCCAGTCATTCTTTGCTGCGCACTCGACATCCAGTGGTGCCAACTCTTCTTTTATGGCGGTGTACTCCCGCGCATAGTCGCGCATAGCTGAAACACCTGCGTCGCAGTACGGCCCCAATACGCGCAACCATTCACCAGAGTCAGCGCCACTTGGAAGCGGTATAGCCATGATGGTTCCAGCAGCTTGCCTGTCCGCAAATCGGAAATCAGCCAGCTGCATTCTCTGAGCCTTTTTAGGCTCCGGCTTCTTGCGCCAAAAATCAAAGAGTCCCATGGTTAAGTCCTTCCGCTAAATATGCTGCCATGATAGCAGACTGAGTGTACTTTACTCCAACGACAGGTTGACAGTGGCTGGTTAATGTCCAATCATAATTGCACACGAACATATATGGCCTATTAAAATGAAACTTCTAATCATTGCCGCTGCCGTAGCCCTGTCTGGCTGCGCAGCCACTCAGGAGCTTAGCGCCAAAATGCCAGGAACTTTTATGCACACCTGCATGAAAGATGCGGGCGCCACACTGGAGGGTTGTAAGCAGAAAGAGTGGGGCGAGTTTAAAGTCATGACTGAAACCTTTGTTGAGGGTGGTGATTGCGATTCAATTTGTCGCTTCCAAAACCGACACGGCAGCGTTGTTGGGTTCTCGCGATATTGAAAAGGGGCCTTTCGGCCCCTGATTACGCGTAGGAAATGCGCTGTATGACGATGGACGATTGCATGGCGTTGCCAGTTGCCTGCCCTTCCAGTGACAGCGTTACCGACTCCGGGCCGCCGACTTCGGGGGTTGCAGCTGTAAGCTCTGCTCGTTTCAGTGAGAACGACATTGCGCCATCCGGCCCAGCCAGAATTGATGTGAGCTCAATCTGGGTTTCGTTGAGGAACAAGTTCAACAGCGTGGTGTCGTACAGCTTTCCAGCCAAGGAGAAGGTGTTGGCTGCGCGGCCTCGCTCAACAAATGCCACTGAGGTGTTACCAAGCTCGAACTGTGCTGACGCTGCGTTGTCGTTGGTGATGGTGAAGGAGTCTATCAACTTCAGTGGTGCGGTTCCGTTGAAAGCTGAAACATCAACGCTCGCGAACGGCTGGGCGATGAAATTTACAGTGAAGGTGGATCCGGCTGGCGGCGCGGTCAGAACCTCTTGGCTCAATCCAATGAACGGGAAAGAGCCAGTCACCATGGCGTTTACCGCCTGCTCGATGGTGAATCCAGAGAACTCCACACCTTTGGTAAGCAGGTAGCTATCAGAGCCGCCGCATTTACCCTTGAACCACGTAAGTACTGAGTAGGTCTTGCAAAGGTTGCCAGTTTCCAGTTTGTCAGCAACCACAAGCGTGGTGGCTACACCAGCAGCAGTAGTGAGCGCGTGACTTATGCCAGCGCCGGTGATAACTGTCGCGGTT